TTCCACTTGATAATGCTATCAAGGTATCCAAAGATAGGTGGGTCATCAAATGTCACCTTTTCTTCGTTGGCAATCATAATTCCAGCAGCCTGCATTGCTGACTGAATTCTTGCGTGCCTATCTGTTCCACTTTCCATATTTGCCTGAGACTTGCCCTCACGCTCTTCATAGAATGTATTGCCTTCGAAGGCCAAGTACCAATACCTGGGGCACTTGCCATGACCAAAGACAATAGTAGAGGGAGAAAAAGTTTTCTTCTGCATAAACTTAGGCTCATTGTTAGCAACGTAGCCCTTGTGAATTACATCAATTAAATCTGCAAACTCATTATCTGGGTTGTCTGGCATCTGTGTTTGCCATTCAACTTCTTCTACCGCTTCTTTTATTTCATTTTTAACAATCTTGGATATTATATTCTTAGCCATTGTAAGTCCTAACTGTATACTTAAGGGCATCTACTAACTTGTCAAGTGCTTCTCTTGCTGAATAATATACATTCTTCTTAGCCCTGTCGTCTTTCTTAACATTGGCATAGAATGATGCAAGCATAGCAAACTTAGCAGAATATGCTTGAATCTGAACAATGAGTCTTGCAGCCTTATCTGGTGGAATATCTGGCTTAGCAATAAGCTTTGCTATTGCAACCAGGGTTTGGGTAATCTCTTCATCTTGCATATACTCAGACAGTTCATTGAAATCATTTACACTATTTAAAATATCAATCGTGTTCTCGTTCACTATTCTCTCTTATCTCTCGTAACTCTTCAAACTCATTCCACTCAATTATAGCAAGCCTTGTCTTTTTCGTGTCTCCAAGAACAATCATTAGAACAGGAGACTTGTTAGGATCTACCTTCAAGGTATCAGTAACAATCTTTCCCCATACATCTTTATTGATTGAAAAAGACTTGCTGTATTCCTTTACATCAACAACGTATCTGTCTAGGCTTCCGTCACCTTTGACCATGCCCCTGCCTGAGTTTTTGTGAGGCTTAGCCCCAATACGCTTTAATTCTCCACGCTCACTCATTAGTATCCCCTCTCTTTATGAATATTGACAGTAGATACTGTTTCACAAGACTTGCACTTCCATGTTATTTCTAAGATGGAAGGGTAAAATCTAGAGGAAGATATTTCTTCTGAGCAACCCTGACATACAAACTTGCCATGAAAGACTTCGTATTTAGTTGATGATTTGGACAAGTTCTTCTACCTTATCTGGATTATGACGCAACCAATCAATTACCTTTGCTCTGCCCTGGAACCTTTCTCCGAGAACCGTATACCATGCACCGCCCTTTTCGATATGTCCTAGTTGCTCTGCAACGTCTACAACCTCAGCGATATTGTCTACTCCAACATTATCTCCATCAAAGTAGAAGTCATACATTCCACTAATGAAAGCTGGTCCAGTCTTGTTGAAGTCGATAGTCCAAGTAACCTGGCGACCTATCTTATTCTGTATAACCTTATCTCCGACCTCTATCTTGCCCTGGATAGCATTCTTTTCTGACTCACTTGACCACAACTTAACAATTGTGCTAGAAAAGAAACGAACGGCATGTCCACCCGTTGGGGCATGGCTAACAAACATCTGACCAATGTTGTTTCTTTGCTGTGAGATAAGAACCAGGAGTGTTTGCTTAGTCTGATTGTTTGCATAGTTCAGCATCTTGACAGCATTTGTCATGTCCCGTGCCTCTGCACCAATCTGTTTGGTATTCTCTAATTGCTTTAGTTCATCAGAGTCTTTCTCAAAGTAAATAGCAGGAAGCAGGGCAGAAATAGAATCAACAATAATTATATCCACACCAGCAGACATAAGTTGTGTTGCAATATCTACCATGTCGTTGATTGTCCTAGCAGATGAGTAGATAAGCTTATCTGAATCTACCCCCAAACGCTCTGCCCATTTAGGATCGTAAGATTGCTCTGCGTCAATCCAAGCACAGATCTTACCTTCTTTCTGTGCCTTGCCGATCATTTGTAGACAAAATGAGGACTTGCCAGCCGATTTATTTCCCCATATCAAGATCTGTCTGCCATAGGCTAGGCCACCATTGAGAGCCTTGTTTAGGCTAACGCTAGGAGTCTCTTGCATAACAACTTCTATGTCAGAGGCAGACGATACCTTCTTTCTTAGTTTTGGATCTAGCTGTGCAAGTATTTCTTCTAATTCCATAGTTGACATTATGCTAACACTCCATGCATTCTTGGTCGTTGCTTATTTTTTTCTACCTTTTGATATATGGCATCTTTAAGTGAATGGTTTGTGTATTGATCCATAGACATACCTCCCCATAGGTCCATAACACGAATCATAATGTCTGCGAGTTCTTCGACAACAACATCGTCACCCATCTCTTTACGAATTGCCTCAAGTGCTTCTGAGCATTCTGAATGAATCATTGCTATTTGCTTTAGATAGAATATGGTTCTGTTGTCTTCTGTGTCGGCATCCCAGAACCCCTTGTTTCTGGCATTGGAATGAATAGCAAAAGCTAACTCATTAATATCTGGATGCATTAAATTACCTCTTTCAATATTGTTGTACTTTCTTTTGTTTCACTAAGCTGAACTTTAACAACAGACCCTGGCTCACACTTCATGTATGCCTGTGCAAACTGAGTAGGGAATACTGTAACGGGAACCAGTTCACGATCAGCGGTAACTAATGTCATGTTAGCCATTTTCTTACCTGCCTTTGTTATTCTAGGGTTGAAGGATAGCACAAAGTATTCATCCTGTCCATAGGGGATCTGCTTGTAGTTAAGGAACCTGATAAGCGGATCTGTCTTGTGCTGATCTATCTCGTCAAGCGGTATTGCTGCTGATAGTCTATTTGCAGAAGCAAGAACAAGATATGTTTTCCCTGTTTCAATCTTGGAATCCTCTACATCAAACATTCCAACAATTCCAGTCTTGTCAAGCATTTCTACCCGTGACCAACCCTTGCCACGCTTAATATTCTTGACAACTCCCAGAAGGATGTGTGCCCCATCTTCTTCGTAGTCCTCTGAGTTATCAATGAATGCATAGTAATGAGTTGGTATCTTAACATTGAACTCTGGTAGATTAAGATACTCATATAGATTTTCTCGTACCTTTGTTTCATCCCGTGGATTATCGTCAAATGTCAAAGCTCCAATAGCATTCATAGCCTCAACTGCGCGACTATTAATTCCACTACCCTTCTTAAAGGCAGCAGAACGAACTTCTTCACAGGAACTAAATGGTCTAGCAGCAATGATGTTGGAAGCAACCTTGTCGGACAACCACTTAATAGATGAAAGCCCAAACCTAATCGCTCTACCCTCAATGGAGAAATCAATCTCTGACTCATTGACATGGGGTAGTCTCAATGGAATACCCATTCTCTTGGCTTCAATTAGATATTCTGTTCTTGAGTCCTTGTCTTTCTCATTGCTAAGAATAGAATACATAAACTCAATGGGGTAGTAGAACTTTAACCATGCTGTCCAATAAGAAAGCATTGAATATGCAACGGCGTGGCTCTTGTTAAATGAGTATCCAGCGTGGGCCTCAAAGTCATGCCAAAGGTTCTCTGCCTGGAAAGGACTAATGTATACAGAAGCATTTCTTACAAACTTATCTTTGAACTCGTCAAACTCCTTCGCATCTTTCTTCTTACCGATAATCTTGCGAACCTTGTCTGCCTCTGCCATTGTCATTCCACCGATGCTCGTACACGCTTGCATAACCTGCTCTTGATAAAGGATTTGACCATATGTATCTTCTAGGAATGGTTTCATTATTGAATGAGGATACTCCACAATATTTCTACCATTTTTTCTAGCAATGTATTCCTTTCCAATAGTGTTCATAGCACCTGGACGAACAAGAGCGTTTGAGGCTACAAGTTCATCAAAGTTCTTAACACCCATCTTTACTAGTAGGTTTGTATAGGGTGTTGCTTCGCATTGGAATACACCCTTTGTGTTTCCTTCTGATAGCATTCTAAATACTTCTTTATCATCAAGGCTTATGTCTGCTAGATCAATATCTATACCGTTTCTTTCCTTAATTGTCTTAAGGGTGTCATCAATAACTGTAAGGGTCTTGAGTCCCAAGGCATCAATCTTGATCAGACCAATGTCTGCTGCCTCTTCCATATCCACAGCAACAACAGGGATGCGAGTCTTTGTTCCCGTAATTGCCCGTGTTTCCATGGGGGCATACTTGTGAATAGCGTCCTTGGCAGTCACTACGCCTGCCGCATGGACACCTGTTCCACGGATACGACCACGCAATTGCTCAGCATACTTCTCAACATCGGGATACTTTTCTCTAAACCATTCTGTAGACTTAGATCCAGTAAAGTCTTCCCATGTATCTACTAGCTTGAGTGCCTTGTTTACATCTGGCAGGGGCACATGCAATGCTCTAGCAACGTCACGCACAACGCCCTTATCCTTGAACATCAGGAAGGTAGCAATAGATGCAACATTCTTATATTCTCTTTCTAGATACTCCTTGACTTCTTCACGACGACTATCTTGGATATCAGTATCAATATCAGGGAAATCATTTCGTTCTGGATTAATGAAGCGGAAGAATAGAAGTCCATACTTAATTGGATCTACTTCTGTAATCCCAAGTGCGTAACATACAAGAGATCCAGCAGCAGATCCACGACCTGGACCCACTCTAATGCCCTGAGACTTAGCCCATGAAATCATATTACGAACAACAAGGAAGTAGGGTGCAAAGTCTTTGTCATTAATAATAGAAAGCTCTTCATCTACCCTGGACAGATACTCTTCGTTCTTGTCTAGCCCCCTAGACTTAAGACCATCCATGACAAGAGACTTCAACTCATTCTCAGGATTCTTAACCTTGATAGGAAGGAGATTAAGATTGCTCTTGAGTTTATAATCCTCTACCTTATCTGCAATCTCTAAGGTGTTAGCATATATGCTTTCATCAAACTCCTGCTCCTTTTCCATGCCCTGCTTCATTTCATCATAAGAGAGCAGGTGGATATCAAAAGATCTGAAAGACATGGGACGATCTTCACCATACAAATAGTCAAGACGCTTCATAATGTCTGGGATCTTTGCAGACTTCTCGTAACTAACATCCTTCTGGATCTTGGCATGAGTATTAAGTGCAAGCATCATCTCCTGAATAGGCTTTTGATCTACCGTGCAATGGTGACAGTCGGGGGTAACAATACACTTTGCCCCCATCTCATTTGCAAGATTATAAAGCTCAGTATTCATGCCCTCAACATTGTGTGGCATGAGTTCTACATAAAAGTCATCACCAAATCGGTCCATAAACCACTTGATATGTTGCTTGGCTACTGCGTAATCGTCTACCTCAATTGCCTTGTTAATAAGGCCAGACATGCAGGCAGAAGATACAATTAGACCATCACCGTACTTATCAAGCACTTCAAAGTCGATCCGTGGCTTCTTATAGAAGCCTTCTGTCCACCCAATCTCATTGAGAGTATTAAGGTTCTGTAATCCTTGAGGATCTTTAGCAAGTATTACGATGTGATTATAAATAAGGTCTAGTGGAGTAGTTCTTTCATCTTTATCACGCTTATCAAAGCGATCAGCGGTAATGTATCCTTCTACTCCAAGAATAGGCTTGATACCCTGCTCTTTACATACACGATACATTTCTCTGTGTCCAGAAAGAACTCCGTGATCTGTTATGGCTAACGCTGGCATACCCAGGGAAGCAGCCCTTGCAGCATACTCCCCTGGGCGTGCCACGCCGTCCATAAGACTGAAGTCTGTGTGGACATGCAATGGTGCGTAGTTCAAGGCTTACCAATCTACCGTAGTAGACGTTGCTGGATTATCAAATCCAAGATAGAAGCCTTCTTGCTCAACATAAGGAACCTGTCTAATCGCAGACTCCAATGCGAATGGCTCAGTAGAAGCCCAATCAAATGACTCAGAATCAGCAGGACCAGGGATAAGAGTGTAGCTAGTCTCTGTTCCCATACCGTTGCGCTTCAACTTCCATGTCATATTTGTAACGCCTTCTGCGTCCATTGCATATTCACGAATGGTAGAGAATGTTGCAGACTTTGCGACACCCATGCTCCATACTGCAACATAGGGATCTTCCATACCATCATCAACCAAAACATTGGTGTAAAAACGTAGGCGTGGCCTCCAGCCAGCCTTCATATCCTTGCGGTGCATCTCGCATCCAAAGCAGCGGCCCTCGTCATCAAGTGTGCAGACTGCCTTGCGCTTGTAATCTTTGGGGTTAGTGTGCTCGCTTACAACAATAGCAAGGCCACGATCCTCGTCATAGAACTTTGAATCTTCATCAATCTCATTTACAAATCGAATCTTGATGCTCTGACCATCGTCAAGCTTCAGCCAGCGTACCTTCGATCCTGTACCCGTTGTCTTTGGCTTATCTAGAACCGCTTCAATGTTCTTTAGCCCTTTAATAATAGACATAATTTCTCCTAATTTAATATGTATTCTATTTCATTGTTGAACTGTTGTATAAATGTGTGTAGTTGTGTATCGTCTAAATCAGAAACATCTTTGACACTATCTGGCAAGTTACCCTGTATTACGATATTGCCTAGGGACATGGAAAGCTTTTCTTTCATGTCCCTTCCCGCTTCGTCATTGTCTGATACCACGATTATACTAGTAAAATACTTTTTTAGCAAGTCCTTTTGCTTTCTAGAAATATTTGACCCTAGTGTCGCTACTGCCCTACCTCCTACTTGCTCAATACGGATAGCATCAAATGAGGATTCTACCACAAAGATTTTATTAGCGGCCTTGTTCCTTTGTATATTAAACATGGTCTTAGCCCTAGGAAGTCCAGGGGTATTCTTAAATTCTTTACCCTCTACTGACCTGCCTACCATACCAACACATATACCATCGGGGGAATAAATAGGAATAGTAATCATGTCTTGCTTCTCAGAGTATCCGATTAAATACTTTTCTACACTTTCCTTTGTAATGCCTCTGCCCTTAAGATATTGTGCAGCCCTGTGTGATTGTAATGCTGATTCATTAAGTCTTTTCACAACGTCAATATCAAACTCTGGATACTCTGGCTTCTTGTCAAGTATCTTCATCAGATCGTTTTCAATGTTGTCGTCTTCTTTCTTAGAATGAATAAGACGCATGGCCTCAAAGTAATTACGCTTAGAACAAAACATTACGAACTGAACAAAGTCCCGTGACTCATGGCAGCCGAAACAATAAAAGTCTCCTGAGGTCTTAGAGACTTCTGCTGCTGGAGTTCTGTAGTTGTTATGATACGGACAATAAATTATATAGTCGGATTCGATTTCTTGTGCAATGTCTATGCCGCAGGCCAGGAGTGTTCTTCTGACTTGCTCTTCTGAGTAGAGTTCGATATTAACTTGTTTTTGTCCACCCCATCGAACCATTGAGCCTTCTTCTTTCCTACGAATACGCCGTATATTGATAGCTTGAAATCAAATGTTTTACCATTGTATACTACTGTAAAGTCTGGGTCAATATCATATCTTACCAAAAACCCTTTTGCTTTCATCATCATAGTAAGCATAAAGATATGTTCATCTTTAATTCGGGGTATAGATGATTCATCATAAATTTCCCCTTCCAGCATAAACCTTTTAATGCTTCTATGTGAAATTGTCATGTATCAATTATACTGCAATTATAGATCTAAATCTTCCATATCCTTATATAAAAACCGTCCCTTATCAAAGTCTACTTGTACCATAAACTCACCGTTATAGCCGACGCGGTTCTTCCTAAATACACATTCTAGAATATCTGAGGAAGGTTCTCTACCCAGAGCTAAGACGAAATCAGCATCATAGGCTAGTTGCTTTGACCACGCAACCTGTCCCAATGTTGGAACGGTATTCATATTGGTAGCATCGTCTGGTGTCGCAGATGCAATAGCAATAATGGGAACTTGTTCTGAGATAGCAAGAATCTTTAATTCACGACTAATGTTCTTAATCTTTACAACCTCATTATCCGTTGGACTGTTAGACTGCATAAGCTGAATATAGTCAACGAACACAATGTCTGGAGAGTATTGGTCTATCTTTCCCCGCAGAACTGCTGGTGTAACCTCTCCTAGCCCATCATTAGAAATAATCTGGAATGAAGGCATGTTGGTTAGATACTTGTTGCCCCATCTTTCAAACTCTTCAATATCAATTTCTCCAGCACTAATTCTTTTGTGTGAGAATTGACCACTAGCCATGATTGTGTAGGCACGATTACGAACCTCGTTTTCTGTCATTTCAAGCGATAGGAACAGCGGCTTCTTTCCATTCTTCCATGCTTGAACGGCAAGGTACAAGGCAAGCCAAGACTTACCAATCGCAGGGTAAGCAAGAAGTATGCCAAAGTTTCCAGGCATGATGCCAGCAGGTAGATAGTTGTCGAATCCTGCTAGACCTGTCTTAATACCATGCGATCCAGTCCTATTGAGTTCTTCTATATGCTTAAAGTATGCAACAGCATCTTCAACATCTACAACGTCTACATCTCGTATGTCTGCTGTGCTTCTTTTAAGATCAGCACTTTGAGAAATCAAGGTGTTGAGAGCGTCTTCTACCTTGTTCTCTTGTAGTTGTGATGCACTAATCTTTAATACTTCCCGTATCTTACCATCAAGGTAGTTTGTTCTTAATTCCTCAACATGGTGCTTTGTTGAACCTACGTCTTTGGCAGGTTGAAAGTCTCTAAACTTTTCTACAACAACAGATACGGGTGGAACAGATGTATTCTTTTCATAGTAGTTACGAATAAATTCCCACACATCCCCGTGAGTTCTAAAAAGAGCATTAGGGTTTGCTTGTAGTAATACATGAACCTGCTTATCTTCAAGGACAGCAGACAATACCTTTGCTTCTAAATCTTCCACTAACTCTCCAACCACTTTTTAGCACCCTGCCTTAGGCGTGCCCTCAATGCTCTGTCTTCTACTTCTATTTGCCTAGATTGTATCAGCTTCTCAGAGTTATAGGCAAGCCAACTCCAATCTGGTGCTGCTGACACAACAAAATAATAATCAACTATGTCAAGGCATTCTTCATAACCATACGATTCAATCATTGCATCAGCAGCCCATTGCTGAGAATACTTATTGATTGGTTGCAGGGTTATACCCTTATCCCTGGCATTCTTTTCAAATCTACTAATAATGGCAAAGCGTTGCTTCTTGTCTGCCATTATCACATCTCTCGCTTTGCTTCTTCAATCTTTTCCATGACCTTATTCTCAACAAAGTCGTATACGCGATTCATAGCCGAGTCTACGTTTTCATCATCTCGCACATAGTCTGTGCATCCAAGATCTACACGCAAACTCTGGAAGTTTCCAAGGTTAAGAGTATAACCAAGGTTTACAGTAACCTCTGTCTTGTCTGACATAACTCTCCTAATATGTGTTCTCTGACCATACGGGGATGAATTCTCCATCCTTCGTCCTTGTATATAGCAACAAGGCATCACCCATCTTAGCACGCAATTCTTGTTCCGTCAATACGTTGTTGGTTATTCTTCCATCTTTTCTTGGCCTTCCAAAGTGGATCTTAGACATGGCCTCTCTAATTTCAAATACATGATCTTCAGAATAATAAGACTTCTTTGTGAACATTCTTTTACCCCCTGGTTGTGCTCCCACAGGGGGAGGAATAAGTCCTTGATCTATGTACCGATATATCTGCGCTGGACCACGATTAAGAAGTCTGGCGGTACTGACTACTGTGTAGGCTCTTTTTCTATGCTTTTTAAAATCAGAAAGAAGCATGGTCTTGTCTTTTTGTTCAATAATATCAAATATATTAACTATATTCATGCCCCTGTTTTTATTAATAAATCTAACAAGGTTTCCATCAACAAAGAATAAGCTATTGCTTGGCTTTACTTGCCGTTCGCTCTCTTTGCTACTGCTCTTTCCATTTTTTCCAGCCATAACGCAAACTTCCCATGCTTAGAAGGTGGGTGGTACATTGACCTAGACCCACAATTTATGCAAAAAATCTCTAAATGGTCATAGGCAGAGTATACCCTGTCTACAAACATTTTACCATTACATCTTTTACAGTTCATAATATTTCCTGAAAATTCAGACAATTTTACCACATTATGCAACGACAGGGAAGCCCATTGCAAGAACATTGACAAAAATATCTAAGTTACCACCCGTGTTAAAGGTAACTCTAAAGGTGCAACTTGAACTTGAAATATTTTTCATAACCACCGTTGCATCGTCACCTACCGTAGATGTGGGTCCAGAAACGACTGTCGCCGTAACAATGGGATTTCCATTAAATGGTGGGTAGTTAACTGTATAATCAATAATGTCTCCGTCTGTCCTATTGGTGCTAGCAAAGACATTGACTGTTTTAGCAAAGAATTTTATGTCTGAAGTCTTGACGGCAGTATCATTAATAGTAGAAAAGGAAGAGGATCTGTCACCAACGATTGTAGAAAGCTGGTTTACTTGCCTAGCAATCTGGGCAATATAGTCAACATCTAGTGGCTGACCTCTATTTGGTGTGGATAAAATTCCCATAAAATCTCCTTGTTAAATTATACCATTAGGTAAACAATACTGGGTCTGTGACAAATTGTACAATCCCGTTGACTTTTGAAACGTCATTAGGGTTTGCTGGGCCTGCAGCTACCGCACTTCTTGGTGCAATATCTGCTCCAGTTGAGGCAACAGAAAATGTTTCTGATCCAATTGATGAAACCTTTTTTATTCCTGCAAACTGAGAATTGTCTACAGTCGAACTATTTTGTAAATTGATATTTACATAGTCCCCCGCTTCAAATGTTGGATCTCTATCTAAATAGTAAACATAGGAGTTCGCGTTTCTTTCAAAGGTTAATATATTTATAGGAATAGAATTTAATCTTGGATATTCTGGAAGCTTAACCATGGCTTGAACACCATAGTTATTAAAGGGGCTTATGAATACCTGTCCTGGAAATGGTGGCTGCTCTCCAATCGAAATAGTGTTTATGTTTTTTCTACCTAAGAATTGAATGGGCTGATAAAAATACATATATCCTCCAATAAGGGAAGAGAACTGCCTATAGATATATCTAACATATATATCAAATTCTTGATTAATATCTGGTGTATACCATGCTACATTTATTAGATTTGGAATAGAATTGTTTGTTGTAAAAGACCCTGTGTATTCTTCAAAGTTTGTCTGCTCCCTATCCCTTTTTATTTCTCCAATAACAGACCATTGAGAATACAGGTTTCTGTTTCTATTAACAACTCTATATCTTAATTTGTTTGTTAACTCTTCTGAAACACCAGGCAGCTGGGTTTTTGTAATAATTGCTCTAGCCATTAGACGATGTTCACTCCCAAGCGATATTCTATGTACCCTTGAGAGTTCTCTGCTTTAAGAATTGGATATCCTTCACTAAAATTATTTTTTAATCTTGAATAAGCGACCATTCCATAAAGAGGATTTTCTGTGTTTTCATTATCTACACGGATACCATCAAATGCTATGTATGATCCATCATAATTTCCAAGAGAATCAAGGGTTTCTGCATATATTACGATGCCGTCAATTCTACCCCAACTAAAGTTTGTTCCAAGGTCAAAATCTTTTAGCTGTTTAGATAAAATTTTATATCTTCCAGCAGATAAGTCTCCCGAAGTCAGTAGCTCTGTAGCTACTGCACTATCTCCACTAAGACTATCTAGGAACTCAAATCTTAGTCGAACCTTGCTTGGAGGAGTTACCGCAACTAAATCTGAAGATATAACACTAAGAGCAAACTTAATAACATCGTCTGGAGAGTTTTCGTTAAGATCAAGCCTAATAGAGTTCGTAAATATATATCTTTGTTTTCCTACCAGGGTCATGTTGTCGTCTGAGAAACTTGTCATGTCTCCTGGAACAACTAAACACCTGTTATAAAATCTTGTAGGCTCATATCTTTCTAATCTTTCGAAGAAGGTAAGAGCCTCATTATTTGAGTTAATAAATAATGCGTCTGCAACCGAAGCGGATACAGGATCAAGGAATGTTGCTGACCCAATGACTCCAGATGTGTCTGCGATACTTGTTGTAACAAAGGGAATTGTGTTATCACTCTCTACTAATGATGGTGAAACATCATGGTATGTCCAACCTTCTGTTGTAAGAAATCCTGCCACAATTCTACTATCATAGTTTGCTGCCAAGGTGTTATTTGCTGCAGGGTATACAGCAATTTCTGTCATTTCATACCTTTGGTTTGTAGGAAGTTCTCCCTTAAAAACTATTCTTTCTCTTCTATAGGAAACAGTTGCATAATCATTAAAAGAGGAATTTGGAACCCAGGCTGACGCAGAAATTGTTTGTTCATAGGATATGGTATCTTGCGTTACAAATGTTACTGTAAACAATCCTTCTTTACTGTCATTGCCAGTAACAAAATCAACCTCTATCTCATCTCCTACCTTCGCACCATGATTAGAAGAAGTTGTTATTGTAACAACGTTTGATAAAACTTCCCAATTTGTTAAATCAAAGGTGAGTGTGTCACTAACAAGACCCTTAGACAATACTGGAATTCTAAAGGCTTCAAAGTCCATTGACTTTTTAGAGGGAAGACTGTTATCGAACTCATCAAAGTCTAAGGGTGTTGCGCCAACACCCACGGCGAGATAGGCAGCATATTCTGGTGTTTGACCTAACAAATACTTGCTTATAATTTGGTTGCCTTTAGAAGTAATCATTCTCTCTCACTCTATCAATTCTACCATCTGTCTCTACCTCAACCTCTATAACCTCTGTGTACCTTACTCCTTCAAACTCTATAATAAGGTTTTCACCATCAAAATAGGAATTAGTTAGTAGATTATTTGGTGGATCTTGCTGGTTTTCTTCATAAAATATGGCCTCAGGTATCTTGGACGTTAGATTAATCGCATACTGATTAAATATTGACTGGTACTTTGCCTGGTTAATAAGCAAAAGAGATGGATCAAAGTCAATGTTGACTTTTGTTAAATCAGAAATAACTGAATATACAACATTAATTCCAGAAATTGTGTCATGTCTAACTAGTGAAATTAGTTCTGTCCCGCCGATATCTTGGAACAAAAACTTTTCATACTCAGCCAAGGTTGGTAGTGCTGGCTCAATATTTACAATATCTCTTGATGGTAATTTTATGGCAGCCATTATACTTCAATCACCTCTAGTGTTTGTGCTGGCCCGTCTGGATTTCGTGAATAGGAGATAGTGTTAATGACAAACCTTGTGCTTGCATCAACATATTCTACTCCGTCAAGCATTGTATATTCTATTGTAACAATATCTCCGATTTGCAAATGAGGCATGGGGAAGGTAGAAATACTAACTTTTCTTCTAGGACGCATTGTTTTATCTATAATCCATCCCATTAAATCTTCAGCAAAATCCTCTGATTGAATATATTCAGATTGTAGGGTAAATTGTCTGTTTCCATATTTAGACCTGCTAGCCTTAATTTGATTATATTTTTGTAGACTAGTTTGTGGGGAAACTATTTCATTACCCTCGTATTCTGGATCAGAGAAGTTTGATAGCTTTCCAAAGTAGTCATCAACAGATAATTGTTGCGTTGTATTTTGTGTAAAAGTAATGCCAAGAATTCTTAAATAGTTACCCGTTGTTTCATCAAGAACAAGAGCCTTATCTGTAGCATTAAATACTAGGAACTCTGCTTCATATGCCCCACCATAGAATTTAGACACCGTAAATCCACGGTCTGGTGTAAAAGTCTTTGCTATTGTTGAGTAAAATGATGGGTAAGCTTGGTCATATTTAATATTGAAATGGGCACATTCCCTCATGATTGTTCCAAACTCTTCGAAGTAAGCTCTATATTTTGTATTGGTGTCTGGACTAATATTGCTAAGATATGTTGATTGTACGATGCCAGACATTGCGTACTTTCTTAGAAACTCATTTGTTCTTACCCCGTTGTCATCAAATACACTTGTATCTGGAACAATTTTTTGATTGTTGTTTTTGGCAACAACATCTTCTAATGCATAAATGTTTTCAAACATACACTCAGTACCGCCTCGCACAAAAAGGCAGGTAGAAGTTTTGATTGGAAGGGGACTTGCATCATCCACAACCTTGACAAGAAGATTGTTAATATAAAGATAGAACCTTATTCCTCCACCTGTAAGAATTTCATATTCTACTGCCAAATCATATACCGTTGAGTTTTCTGTAATTGCAACACGGTCCTGACCAGCAAACGCTCCAGAGTCTACAATGATAGAGGAAAGACCTCCCCAAAGCTTAATTGGTACTGCTGGCCCACTAGCATTAGTTGCCTTATCACTATTCTTATCGCTTATCTTGTAGAACAAAATATTATGAACTACTGATTGCTCTTCACCATTACTATCAAATGTGTAATATTTTTCTAAATTAGATTCTGTTAGTGCTGCTATTTCAAAATAGTATCCGCTACCATTAGATGGATCAACCATTATTCCTATGCCGCCAGAGCCACCGCTTAGGCTTGTGTTGTCCTCAGAAGACAATGACTGAACAGAGAAATAGTTGCTTGATCCGTTAGCTATCTGACCAAAATTAACATCCGTTCTTCCAATAATTCTCATTCTGGTTCCATAATGTCTAAATGAGAAGTCTGTAGACAGGTCTTTGTATACATAAGAAACAAGATCTCTATGATTAGCGATAGAAGAGTCTGGTGCTGGCCCTCTAAACACCAAGGCAGATGCTTGAATAGTTCCAGACTGAGTTGTTCTTAGATTATTGGTTTCTCCGTCAGCAAATACTTTTGATGACATAAAGTTTTTTATAATGCTATTTCTTGTAGACTTTCTAGCAATTGTATTAACAGCACCCGTTTCTACTCTTGTAACATTTGTAAGTGTGGGTGGGACAATATCTTCTGTTGGGGTAGTCGTAAATAAAAATTGAGAAGACATATTTATGCCATATGTGTTACTGTTGTTTGACCAGTATGACGGTAGTCCAGCTAAGTGTTCTACAATCTCTGTTCCAAATTGACCACGACCATGAACTCTTACATCTCCATTCTTTAAGAATGTTTGTCCTGAAACTTCTTCATAGAAAGGCTCTGAATAAATTCTTACCCTACCCGTTGGATAAATTTTTCCATTGAATGGTAGAGATGCAAAATACTTTTGATATTCTTGATTGTTTGAAATCCACACAACAGGCTCATCTGCGCCTGGAATTGCAAATTCAACAGCATCGAACCTAATTATTTCTCCTGCTGCATAGAGATATCCTTGAAATCTGGGAAGCCAATAAATGTTTTCTCCAAAGTCCATGATGTTGTTTACAAGTTCTCTATTTTCTACTCTAGGAGGGTTAAGTGACAAAGAACTGTTTAGTGCCATTGCTCCTAATACATATCCTGATGCATCTTTTGATGCCTCATTTACAGTCTTGGTTGCTTCTGTTGCACTTGCTTCCCACAATAATACTGGCTTATACTTATAAGTTCTTTCTTCGTCTATTCTAATTGAAGATGAAAGTTTAGATACTGCTCTTTGAATATATCTAACTGTGTAATTAATTATTCCATCATTAAGAATAATGCTTTGAGAGTCCTGTATAGATTCTATGTTTGGTAGTGGGCTTTCATTACCTGACAAAACAAAATCTGTTTCTCTTTCTCCCTCGGCAGGCAATAAAAATTCTTTAGACATTACGATGAAGTTGTTGTACTCGTCAAAGAACATAGCTGTCTGTGTGGCCTGTGCAAGTCTTTGCAATATTTCTGCAACGCTAACATCTGGTTCTACAAAAAAGAATGGTAGAACAGGATCATTATCTGTCCCTATATTTCTAAAGGAATAATTACTAAATCCAATATAGTCTAATAGTGTTGCGACAGCGTATGTCAGGGTGGTTTCCTGACTTAATAGGCTTGGTGCATTTGTTGTTTCCAACCTGAAGAATAAGTCTCTTAAAGGTACACCTATAACTGAATCTCCCCCAGAAGGTCGTGGAAAACTTTCTGCATAAAACGTTTTTATAGGAATATATTTGTCATATCCTTCTATATCTAGAATTGTTTCGTAAAACACAAACTTTGTATTTTGTCTGGCATACTCTGTAACAATGCTTCCGTTTGTACCGTCAAATATATTTGACTCGGTAAATATGTTTTCAAAGTTTACAATGTTAACATTTCCATTTGATACAGTTAAAGACCCTACGGGCAAACCATTTGCTTCAGACGAAAGGGACTTAGTTATATCAAAACTTTCTACATAGTTAGAAATATCAAGAAGTATTCTTGGGGAAAGTTCTATAAGATCAAATGTGGAGGAGGGGGCATTCATTGTCTTTACAACTACTCTTATTCCCCTTGCCTGAATAAACTCCCTGTATGTTCTTTGACCATTGGTATCAAAGTAATACGGGTCTACTGGCTTTGATACTGTCCCATTTTTTTCAATAATATCTTCCTCATATAGTGACCAACCGTATTCTACGTTGTAGCTATCCCATTCTGTACCATCCCAAATCTTTAATACGCCCTGGGGCAAATTATCATCATCAACAATGTACGCATTTCCTAGCATGTTCCCAATGTTTGGAAGAATACTCTCCTTTGTATATCCTAAAAATCTAAAGCTATCTAAATAATCTTGTGGAACCTTTATGCCATAAAATACTTCAACGTGTCCATTTTTAGGAACAATAGGAGATCCATCAAGCCGTGTGGTATTTTCATTGAATTCAATAATGTCAGTCCAGGTATTGTTAGAATCAAGAACCTGGATTTTCCATCTTTGTGGAACAGTAGCATTTGAATAGTCAAATAGGGGATCATTAATAACTGTGTCATCTGGCTTTCTTATTGTTCCAATGTCAAGGCTGCCTACATTGGTTTGCATTTTTACTACAGCCCTGTTAAAGTTGATAGGGTTTTTGTATACAATAAATGGACAAGCATCATCAATTCCGTAACCACTTAAAAATGTTTCTGTTGGTGTAGAAATTCCTCTTTCTAATACACCCTCTTTTCTGTAAGAACTCCAATACTTAAAGTAGTCTGATCGTGAAGGCATATAGTATCGTGGTCTTTCACCAGACCTGATATTGTCAATGTATTTTTCATTAACAAATCTTGCCTTATTTATACCCGATCTTGGTCTAAATGGTAGAAAACAATCTCCTAAAGAGTAGTAAAGCTCTTTTGTTTTATCAATAAATCTGAAGGGGTCGTCGTCGTCGGTGTCATTGAACTCTTCATATGAAATGTCTGCGTCAGTATAATAGTCGCCAACATCGAATGGGTCATATGTTGAAATGGGTTCCAGGAACTGACCCTCATTTCCAAATGGTCGGTATCTATAATTGCCAATCTTGGAAATGTTTTCTTGATCATTTAAATTAAATTCTGACAAAATAAAAGATGATATAGAAAGAGTGTTATAATTTTTTATCGCATTGATAAGGTCTTCATCAAAAAACATTAGACCTCCTCAAGAGTTACTGATATATCCCACAAGTCATGGTTCGTGCCGCCTCTTTTAACAACAGATGTATCAAAAGATGAGAAGAAAACTTGAACTACAACATTATATTCGTTTAGGTGTGAGTATGGATTTACTGTAAACTCGTTATATTTGTCATATGCCATAAGCATATAAAATGGCCCCTGGTGGTTTTCGTGCCAGTCTACTATGTCTACCCCGCCTGCCGCAAGGTCTACAACATAATCTTCTACACTATTTGTTAATTGACCGCTAGCAGAAAAAACGGGAGTGTTAGAAAAAGCCCTTGATGGAAACATATCCCAATTCCATGAAAACTCTCTTTTGTCTGCAATGTGATAAGATCTCATAGTTCCATTAATCATTCTTCTTCTATTTTCTATTCTTTGTTTACGAATAGATATTTCAGATCTATTATGATCGGAAAGGATTACGAAGTCTTCAAATTCCGTTCCAGAAGGCACATACTTTGCACCGCTAGTTTCATAAGAGTCTGCCCATACCAAGGCTTGTGGCCTAGCATATGCGGATCTTCCTGCCATATACAAGCTATTAGCCACGGGTATTGTATCCTCTCACCTTGGTATTTTCACTCATCTTAATCTTCTTCATAACGGCATTTGCTACATCATCTGGATTCATGTCTGCACCATTTAATGTTACGTTTACATTATAATTATACATTGATCCAGAATCCCCTGCTGAGCCTGCTGGCATAGCTTTATTAAAGTTTACTCTGGGGAAAACCTTTCCATTAAGCGATTCAAGAAGTGGACCATATGCCTGTGCAACAGGCTTACGAACAACAAATTCTCCAGGAGTAAGAAGGGCGGGAACGCTATCAATCATTCCACTTCCTGGAACGTAGCTACCCATAGCATACTTCTTCATCTTTCCACCATACATCATTCCTGGTGCTGCTTCTCTAGATCCTCTATAATTAACAGACCCACCAAACATATAGCCCATAGCTATTGCATAATCTTCTAAGGTTGCATGAAATGGGTCTGAGATTATATAGCTTGCAACAACATGTTCTGGTATTGATGATCCTTGTCCAACCATGGATGCGGCTTCTCTTGTTACGCCCCCTCTTTCTGTATGAGATTCAAATCCAGCGACGTATCCCGAA